GGAAGGTTGGGAAAGTATTCAAGTAGAGAAAGATTACCCTGATTTTAAGCTTATCCCAGGGATAAGAGGGAAGAATTCAAGAGTAAGAAGTAAGAACACCGCAGCTACAGTAACAATAGAATTGACACAAACCAGTATATTCAATGAGGTGTTTTCCACTATATTGAAATATGACCGAATACAAGGCGGGATGCGGATTCAATTCATTCTGAGAGACCTTTTAGGAAAAGAAGTTTTCACATCAGATGAGGCTTTTATAGTGTCAGACGCAACTCGATCTTATGGTGCAGAGATTGGCACTAGGTTGTGGACAATTAGTTGCTTATCTTCAAGAGAAAATGATACTTCAAATTCATTCGATATTGGCAGCATATTTGATATATCGCCTACTACAATAAGAAATATCATTAGCAGAACGTAATAAACAATAAAGGAGAGAAATATGAATACAAAGAACACAATCGCAAGAGAACAAACCGAAGTTGAAGTTGATGGGGATGTATATATCCTCACTGCTCTGCCAGCTTTGAAAGGGATGGAGGTGTTAAGCGAAGTCACACCCTATATTTTAGAAAATAATCTGCCCCCTCCTGCTTTTATTCGTGATGTAATCATGAGAAGTACGCATTACAAAAATAGGCCATTCACAGAAGCATTATTTGACACCCATTTCTCAAAGCGTTATGAAGCAATTAATATGCTTTTTGCAAAGATATTAGAATTCAACTTTGGAACTGGAGAGGTTGAGCCTGAGGATGGACAAGAAGGGGATGAGTTCCCAAACGAATAAAGCGATACTTTAGACAATCTAGGGTGTCGCATGATGAAAGACTTAGCCCAGAGATGAAAAAAATGATAGAAGATTTCTCTGGAGACTACCGTGTAATGAGGGTTATGTTTGCAACATCAGACCCTATAAACACACTTCATAATCTTAAGCATGTGTATTCTTATAAAACATTCATAGAAATGTATGAATACTTGGATGCAAAAGAAACAATTGATGAAGACATTAGGCAAAGAATGGTCCAGTCTGCTAATAACAAAAAGACTTGAACATCTTTGCCTTTTTGTTTTTCCTTTAGAAGGTAAAATATGGCACAACAGGTCGCATCGTACTACGCTGGTGTTAAGATAGATTTTGACCGTAAGAGTCTGGAGAGTACCACAAGGTACATAAAAAAGATACAGACAATTATAGAGCGATTCAAAGCCCAGGTTGAAAAGAACACAAATATAAAACTAAGAATAAGAGTAGATAGGGGCGCTCTCGTAAAATCCCTAAATACCAACATGCAGCGTGTTGCTAATGCTGTTACTTTCCCTTTAAAAAGGTTTACAATAAATATTAAAGGTCTAGAGAGAGCCATGACCTTAGCAGCCCAGAACGGGAGATTCATTAGAGTTAATGCTCTATTGTCTCCAACCTCATTAAAAAATATGAGGGAGCAAGTTAGAAGGGCTTTAGGGAGAGAGATAATTTCTCCCACAATAAGGGCTAGGGCGAGTGTGTCAGGAGGGGCTTCACAGGCTGTTGGAGGCTCTTCAAGCCGAAGGAATCCCTACCATAACCCTATGTTGCTAGGAGGCGCAGCGGGCGCTATGATGCGTTTTGGGCCATATGCTCTTCCTTTTGTTGGAGGTGCCTATGGCTTAAATGCTATGGGGAATATCACACAAGAATTGCAGTCAAACCGTATCCTTCTTGGAGCCGTATCTCAGGGAAGCACACACACTGGCGCAGAAAACCAAGCATTCTTAGAAGCTCTAGGCGGGCAACTAGGAATCACAACAAGAACAATGACTCCCCACTTTGTTCAAATGTTAGCCGCATCTAGAGGAACTTCCTTAGAGGGTGGCCTACAGACAGGATTCAAATCTTTCATGCAATATGCGGCAGGCATGAATTTATCCGAATATAAGATGGACAGAAGCTTATATGCCATAGTCCAGATGATCGGGAAAGGAAAGATGGGAGCTTAACTTAATCAGGTTCCCTTGACAGTAATGTCAACAAGAAAAATATCCTTAATTGCTGGAAACTCCTAAAGACCACAAACTACAAAGCAATTCGTGAGAATAAACTTGACAGTTTGAAAACTTGTGGTATGATCACTAATTTTTGGTGAGAAATGGACAATCAGCAGGTAGATAATCTAGTAACTTGGAAAGTATTAAAAGACTTCCCTAAATATGAAATAAGTAATACAGGTATTATAAGAAACGTCAAAACAAAATCCATCAAATATACAACAACAGATAAAGATGGATATATTATCGTTATGTTTAAGAAAGACAAAAAGACTTATGCAAGAAAAGTTCATAGGTTAGTTGGACTAAACTTCTTAGACCCTCCATCAGAAGAGTTGATTACAGAATGCTCTAAGAAAGGTAGTGGTCTGGTGTTGATAAACCACAAAGACGGGGTAAAGAGTAACAACAATGTTCTCAACCTAGAGTGGTGTGACGATTCTTACAATTTACATCACGCAATAAGTAATAATCTTTGGACTCCAAACGTAGGGCAGCAAAATGGAAGGGCAAAATTGTGCGATGAAAAGGTGCATGAAATTTGCCTTGCTTACGAAGGGGGTATGACTCCGAAAGAGGCAGAGGCTGTATTTGGCATATCTAAACAGCAGGCGTCAAAGATTAAATGTGGGATAAATTGGAATCATATTTGGAAGCAGTATAATATAAAAGTTAAAAGAAGATCGACTTCAACGACTATCCCGTAAGGGAGTAGGGCCAAGTGGTCCGAAACAGGATACTCCTACATTGTAGGATGAAGATATAGTCTGGTCTGCATGGAAACATGCAGCAGTTCCTGAGAGAGCGGGGAGTGACTAACGACCACTCCTGAACATAAACGGAAGAGGTCCGCCAACAGATGGGGGACGTACTACCAACTTTCCTACCATTACTGGCTGAAGCCGTTACAGGTGGAAGCACAGAAACGCATATCGCAAAACTAGACGATATGATGAAAAAGGGGCAGGTATATACGTCAAAATACTTACCACTGGTTTTTGAACTCTTAGACAGGGAGAGTAAAAAGCTACTCCCCGAATATTATAAAACTATTCGCTATCAAAGAGGACAAGCAGCAACACAAAGGGAGAATTACATCAAGAGCATGATGGATTCTGGCGGAGAAAGAGGGGTTGCAAATTTTTGGGCAACTCTTGCAGACGTGACTGAGCGTGTTCTTCCATCGGCTAAGATGTGGGGGAATATTACGGAAAGAGGCAGTCATCTGGTCTCCGCTGCGATGTTGGTTGGTCCTGAATTTATGGAATATTTGAAAGGACAGGCAGGTGAAGGAAACTTCATGACCATGCTTTTCGGCAAGAATACTGGGGAATTCACAGGAGAGCTTAGAAAAACTATTGAGGAACTAGCAAATCTAAATAAAGCATTAGGCCCATTGTGGGAGGCTCTAGGTAAATTCACCGTAAAATTATTAGAAGCATCTGCTGATGCTGCTACAGGGCTTGTAAAATTTACAGGGGAATTAGCTAGTAATCTAACTAGTGCTATAAAAGGAGATTGGAGCTTTGTGCAAAAGGGCATCCAAAGTGTTGGGGGAAGGGTACAAGATCAATTGGGGAGTAACCCTAGGCTTGCAACCAGGAGTGAGATATCAAACTGGATTCTAAAGTGGTGGACCCACGAAGACAAGATTCCAGCCCCGTCATGGGAGTCAGCAGGGAGAATCCCAAGTTCAGCTCCGTCATGGGCAGGCGGGCCTTCCATCACTAATATTGTCAATGCGAATATTGATGCATCAGGACAGCCTACTGAAGTCGCCCAGAAAGTTAAAGAGGCTATCGAAACCATTGTTATTGATACCTCATCCCTACAATACAGTCAAACTCAAAATGGATTTCCGAAAGTATCTCAATAAGGAGGGGTAATGTCATTAGCTATTAAATTTGGAGATGTTAACAACCCCTCCACAGTATCAGGATTCATTTATTTAGATGCTGTTACACAATATAATAAATCTTTCACGGGGAGAGTCACATCTCATCCCCTGGACGCTGGAGCTAAAGTAAGCGACCATTTCATTTCTGATAATCCTAAATTTTCAATTCAAGGTGTTATATCTGGGATTGACTTCTCCCCATTGTCTGCGAATCTTAGAATAGATGGGGAGACACCTCTTAATGTCAACTATGAAGTAGAGAGTGTATCTGTTAACAATTTACATTCAGACCTACAAAGAATATTGCCATCCTCAATATTACAGTTTGCAACTACGCAGCCTTTCACTATAACTGGTGGTGGAACTAGAAAAAACTATAAGAAAGAAATTAGTTCCTTGTTAGAGAGGTTAATGAGAGGTCTAGTCTATAACGAGGGGGATAAAAGATTTGAGAATGTTATGACTCCTATTACAATGTATGAGCTTGAAGGAAGTATTCTAACAGACTCTTACTCAGATTTGATATTAACTAGTTTTAGTTATGTAGAAGAAGTGGATAATTGGGATGCATTAAATTTTCAAATGGAATTTGAGCAAGTTATGTTTGTAGAGCTAAAGAACGTTGATGCTCCTAAAACTTCCAAGAGAGGTGCCCAGACTTCGACTAAGAAAGGGAAAGTAACTACAACTGCAAAGAAGGTTGAGCCTGTAGATATTAAAAAACCAGACACCCCTAGAATGACCGCTGTTGGATCGTTAAATAAAGCTGCAAATCCGGGAGGTAATTAATGGAACCACTATATGTATTGCTCCCCCTACACAAAGAAGAAGAATATGAATATTTTGCATCCTTAGAGGGGAACACCTATTTCTTCCATTTCTATTACAACATGAGAATGTCTACTTGGTTCATGGATATTTCTTATGGAGACATGACTCCTCTGTTTTTAGGGATTGCATTGGTGCCTAATTTCCCTATTCTTTTTGACCACACATCTCCATTCACTGGGTATTTTTGGCTTGATCCGATTGGGGAAGAAGTTAATGAGACAGTGAGTAATCCTTTTGAGCTTCATAAATATTTCAATTTATTTTATATTTACGAAGGAGAGTTATGATTATTCAACGAAACAGAATATACTCTCTTGTCGTAGGATCTGGGGATGATTTTATAGAAATCAATAATCTTCAAATGACTTTTAAAGTTATAAAGACCAGTAGTAACAAAGACAGGAAAAATTCTTGTGTAGTTGAAATCTATAACTTGTCTAAAGAGAATCAGAAAAAGTTAGAAGAAGATTATGTGTTTGTAGAACTTAAAGTGGGATATTCCGATTACGGATTGATTAGCTTATTTTCTGGACAAGTGGTTAATATGGGAACTAAACGTTCAGGAAATATTGTAAGTAAAAGAGAATCAGAAAATACAGTAACCACTATAGAACTAGATGTTTTTCACACAGAATTAAATGGACAAACATTATCTAAAATAATCCCTGCTGGCAAAAAAATAAGAGATGTTATTACGGAGATATCTAAATCTTTGGAAGGAATTTCTCATGTGGAAATGAATGGCAAGGGAGTAGAGAGAGAAGCCACAGATGGTTATCCCTTATCAGGAACTCCTAGGCAACAACTGGATGAAATATCTATCGCCTATAACATTGAGTGGCAAATAGACGGAAATACACTCTATATCTCCGACAGGGATGGGTCTTTTCAAAAAGAAAATAACAAAGTTTTCAGCTTGGGGGAGCAGAGTGGTTTGATTTCAAGGCCATTTTACACCACAGATACGACAAAGAAGATAAAAAGAAAAAAGGGTGAACCTAAGAAAAGGGCAGAGAAAAATTCTATTGAATTCATGATCCTTCTAAATCCTACACTTATTGCTGGAAGTATAATTTATCTAGAGTACGAAGATTATACTGGATATTATAAGGTGCTTGAAGTAGAGCATACAGGGGATTTCAGGGGAGACGCTTGGCAGTCTAAGGTTTTAGCAACAGAGATGGGGGGATAATATGGCAGAACGAACACCGTCATTACAAGAAATTCTGTATTCTTCTTTTGATTATTTCACATCTGATATGTACACAATGATTCCAGGGATAGTCCTTTCGGTGCATCCTCATGGTTATGTGGATGTTCAGCCTACTCTCGATATTCGTAATGAAGATGGAGATGATGTTTCTCCTAGACCTCCATCACTTAATGTCCCTATTGTCCTTCCAACATCCCTTCAAGGAGGTTTAGAATTTCCTGTAGCAGTGGGAGACACTGTAGCCCTTATGTTTTCAATGAGAGGTTTAGACACCTGGAAACGGAGTGATGGGAAAACTTCGACTCCAACAACAATGAGGAAATTTGATAAAAGGGATTGTATAGCTGTTCCCGGATTATTTCCAATTAATATGATGGTCAATCAGCAAAGAAAACATAATATGCCTCACTCCAAGGAAGACGTTGTTTTAGTCCATAATAGGGGAAAAAGTAATGAGGTAGAGATTAGATTGACCAGGAGCGGAGATGTGAGGATTAGAGCTTTGTCAGGGAAGGTCTACGTGGACTCTGAAGCACATTTCTCTGAAGATGTAACTATGGATAAGAATTTATTTGTTGATGGAATCCACATAAATACCCATAGACACACCAATGTAGAGCCAGGGCCAGGACAATCTGGCGAGCCGGTATAAGGAGAAATAATGGATTTAATGCTAGATATTGGTGGAACCAACGATCTCATGTTTGTAAATGGAGGATGCCCTGTTACCCGTTCAAAGACCGAAGTGGTTCAGCAGAGGTTGCTTATCAGGCTCAGGACTTTCTATGGCGAATGGTTTTTAAATGACACTTATGGGGTTCCATACTTTGAAAGAATTTTAGGGCATAAGGTTACAAAAGATTCTGTAGATGCAATTTTCCAAGACCAAATACATCAAGAAGCTGGTGTGGCGGGGATTGTTGAATTCAATTCTCAATTCAATAGTGCTGGTAGGCAATATTCCTGTCAATTCCGTGTCCGCGTAGATAACGGAGAGATTTCAGAATTAATAACTATTTAAGGAAATATAATGGCAGGATTAACAGAACGCGGACTTGAGATTAAAAGATTAAGTGAAATAGTTGTTGACTTAAAGGAACAAGCTATTCCCATCTTTCAAGATTTAGTCCAACCAGGAGATGTTGTAGACACCTCCGATAGTAGTACACTAGGAAGACTAATTGGATTATATTCCCTCCCTTTATCCGATCTTTGGGAGTTAGCCCAGCAGGTTAACAGTGCTTTTGATCCAAATGCAGCAACAGGGGTATCTCTAGAGAACCTTGTCATGTACCTTGGGCTAACTAGAAACCCAGCTTCAGCTACAACAGCTACAGTAGAAGTTTGGGGCGACCCCTCTACAAATATCGGCATTGATAATGTAGTCAGATCTACTGACAACAACCTTTATAATATATCCCAACCTATCTTATTGGATAACTCTGCATGTATTGGCGCTAGGATGGAAATAGCCAGTGTTGAGGTAGACGAAGCATATACAGTTAGCCTATCTATTGGACAAACCACTAGAACAGCTACCTATGTAGCATTAGTCGGTGACACTATAGAAACAATACTAACCCAAATCTCCAATACACTAACAACAATCCCCTCTCCCGTAACTGCCCGTGTTGAGCAAGGCTATCTTATTATAGAAGCTGTAAATATTTTCACTTCTATGAATATCACAACATCCAGCAACATCTTAATCACCAAGATTAAGGCTAGAGGAGAGGTTACACAGCAAGAAGTAGGGGACATACCTCAAAAGAAAAATGAAATAAACACTATTGCTACTCCATTATTGGGCTGGGATAGTGTCAATAACCCTTTTGATGCTGTTGAAGGCAGGAATCAGGAAACGGATGACCAACTCAGGACAAGATTTAGAGATAGTAAATATACTGTGGCTTCTAACATTTCAGATTCCTTATATTCCACACTTCTAGGTTTAGACAGTGTAATTGGACTGAGTATATATGAAAACGAAACTTCTACCCCTATTGTTGAGTATGATCTCCCCCCTCATAGCTTTAAAGTTGTTATTGAAGGAGGAAATCCTTCAGAAATTGCAGAAGGTATTTGGAGAAATAAACCTCTAGGAATTGGAGCTGTAGGGAATACTTCTGGAACCATTACGGATAGCCAAGGAATCGTTAGAAGCATTTCTTTTGAGAGGCCAATTCCAGCTAGGATTTATATTGATTTAGAAATAGAAGTAACAAATGAGTCTGAGTTCCCATTTGATGGCGTAGAGCAAATCAAGGCTCAACTGATAGACTATTTTGAAAACAATATGAGAATTGGAAGTGACGTTATTTATAGCAGATTATACACTCCAATCAATAAAGTTGCAGGGCATCAAGTAAATTCTCTCTTAATTGGGACAACAACTCCTCCTGGTGAAACTTCCAACTTAGATATTAGTTACAACGAAATAGCTTCCTTGAATGATGCTGATATTAGTATAACAGTTGTGTAAGGAGGTACTATGGAATCACAAATAGAACCTTTTATTCCTGAGAATTATCTATCTTGGATGAGAGAAAACTACACAGAAGCATTTAAAGACAAAATCGTCTTTGACACATATTTAAGATTATTCTCATTGGGCCTTGATGAAATTCAAGATGTTTTCAGGCAGCTTTTACAAAACAGGTCAATAGATACGGCAGTTGGCGAACAACTTGATGTTATCGGAAGGATTGTGGGGCAGGAAAGAGAAATTGTCAATGCAGAAGCATTCCCTTTCTTCGGCTATGAAGGGGCAGAATCAGCACAGTCATATGGCGACTTAAATAGTGACAGAGTTGGTGGATATTATTGGGATGCAACTAAACCAATATCTGGCAACGTAAGGCTTTCTGACGACCAATATAGAATCTTCATCAAAGCTAAGATAATGAAAAATATAACTAGATCAACACCTGAAGACGTTATTAGTTTTATTAAATTTGTGTTTGATGTTGATAGTGTTCAAATCATGAATGATTTCGGCGCTGGGGCAACCATAGTAATTATTGGACAAGCTATTAGTCCTTTCGTCCTAGCTATCCTGGAATCATATAAAGATGACCCTTATAGGTCATACTTCGTGCCCAAGACCCTAGGAGTTAGGTATGACTTCATGATCAATGAAGGTACAGGATACTTTGGATTTCAAGGTGTTCCAGACATTAAAGGCTATGGGGACGTTAATAACCCTTCCCTTGGCGGAAAATATTCAAGATTAATTTAAAGGAAATATTATGGCATTAGTAAGTAGACCAGATATGTCTATTCTTTGGGCTGAAGCTGGGGCAAGAATACAGCCTAGTAACGCTAAGGTAGGTACAGGGTGGACCTCAGAGATCCCTCCCCATCAATGGGAAAACTGGGAACAATATAGGCAAGATCAAGGAATTAAATATCTTTTTCAAAGAGGTATTCCTCAGTGGGATGCTACTGAAGATTACGCAGGCTCTGGGCTGTCTGTAACG